GTCCTATCACCTTAGCAGCCTCTACAGCCCCGACAGGAAGTGCACTTGGGGACACCTGGCCGTGGCCTTCCTCGAGGCCAAGAGCTCGATGGCCGGCCTGCAGGGCTTCATTAACGGCAATCTTGCCGAGCCTTGGGAGCAGCAGGACGTGCAACAGGAACGGCCTGAGACATCGACATCGGTCTCCATCGACGGTGGCCGCCGATACCTTACGGCAGACGTCCAGGCCGTGGCGCCGTTCCTGTGGTGGGTGTGCCGGGAATGGAAGGACGGCAACAGCACACTGGTGGCAGCCGGCCATGCCGATGACTTCGCAGCACTCCGACGGGTGCAGGTGGCTCTCGAGGTGCACGACATGGATGTCGGCATCGACTCCGGGTTCAACACTCAGACGGTCTATGATGCCTGCGCCTCGTTTTCTACGATCACATCGAACCCGATCACCTTCCCATGCGGCCTGCGCTATCCGCCCGATGGCGGCCTACGGAAGCCGATGGTCATCGGATGGATGCCGTTGAAAGGCCGGGAGACAGGCGCCAGGTTCACCGCCCCATCCGGAACGGTGCACCCATTCGGCCTGTCGACATCTTCCTCGATGCGCACCGACGTGGTGCAGCCGCTCCTGGTGTTCGACACCGAGCACCTGCGCGACATCCTTTCGAGGCTCAGGAAAGGCGACATCGACCGGGAATGGGGCGTCCGCCAGGAGCCGCCTAGCGTGCAGGCCGAAGGCGCCTACCTGGCAGAGCCCGACCTTTACTGGCGTCACCTCGACTCTCACGTTCTTCGACCGCAGGCAAATCGAGCCGGGCGCATCAAGCACGTCTGGGTGAAACGAAACCAAAAGTGGCCCGACCATCTGCATGACTGCGAAATCATGCAGCTCGCCATGGTTATGCTGTGGAATGACCTATCACCTCAGGAATCATTACTAACGGCTTGAAGCACTTAGAACACCGGGCATGGTCCGCGAAGTGTTTACATACACGGTGGCCATCAAGCGGGCCTATCTCCGCAGCGTCTACACCGCCCTCGGTGGTGTGACGCTTCTGGCTGCCCTGGCCGCTGAAAGCATCGCCGCGGCCTCGGCTATCAAGTCTGGCCAGGTTGTGCGGTCGACATCTTCCTCGGATGTTTCGGTCGAGTTCGCCGAGCCAGGCAAAGGCGCTCCGACGCCTTCCGAGATGGTCGAGATGTGGGAAAGCCTGATCTCCGACTACGAGCTGGCGGTCTACTTTCTCGGCCAGGACGGCATCTCCAGCCCGACCGACGCCCAGATCTACGCCAAGATGATGGCCGTGGTTCTGGTGGCTGCCACCTCCTATGGCGGCGACTTCTCAAACTTTAGACGCGAAGGCACCATTCGCACCGGGATGACCTGATGGGACTATTCAACAACATCCTGGCGAAGTTCCGGTCGGCACCTGTCGACCGCTATGAGGGCGCGACCAACAGCATTCGCCGGTCGTTCCTGGACACGTCCTACACCTCGGTGAGGTTCGACGTCACCAGCAGCACCCGGCAGCAGATCGTCCGCAAGTCTCGATTCTTCGAGCAGAACAACGCGGTGATGAACCGCCTGGGTGATCTCTTTGAGAACTACACGGTCGGCAGCAACTTCTCGGTACAGCCGGCCAGCTCGAATCCCGACTGGAATCTCCGAGCCAAGAAGTGGTGGGATCTCTGGTGCCGTTTCCCCGATATCGGCTCCAGGCAATCGTTCGGCACGCTGATGTCGCTGGCTGCCCGCGGCTGGTTCTACGACGGCGAATCTTTCATCCTGCTGACCCGCGGTGAGTCCGGGCGCCCTCGGCTGCAGCTCATCGAGCCGCAGCAGGTGGCCACCCCTACAGGCCAGGAGAACCAGCCCGACATCTTCGATGGTGTTCGGTTCGATCAACGCACCGGCCGTGCCTTGTCCTATTTCATCGGCCAGGAGCAACAGCAGGGACAACTCACAGACATTCGGTCGATCTCATCGGATTCGATCATCCACATCTTCGAGGCCCAGCGGGCGGGACAGCTCCGCGGCCTGCCGTTCGTGGCGTGCGTCATCAACGACCTGCACGACCTGGACGATCTGCAGCGCCTGGAGATGGAGTCCTGCAAGCTGGCATCTAGCGTTGCCCAGGTGATCAAGACGGCCTCCGGTGAGGTTCAGGCTACCAGCCTGCGCTCCGGTGTGGCCGGCAGCCAGGGCACCGCCCAGACCTATTACGAGAACATTTTCGGCAGCACCGTAAAGGTGCTGAAGTCGGGCGACGAGTTCGAGCAGTTCCAGGCCGACCGCCCCAACGTCAACATGAGGGAATATTGGCGCAGCCTGACCGAGAAGGTGTGCGCTGGCGTCGGCATCCCCTATGTCCTGGTCTTCCCCGAGGGAATGCAGGGCACCGTCTACCGCGGCGCCTTGGATATGTCCTCGGTATGGTTCAGGAGCCGTCACCAGGTGATGGCATCGGCCGCCCGCCGGATCTGGGAATACGTCATGGAATACGCCATCCGGGTCGATCCTACCCTGCAGGATTCCCCGGACGACTGGTACGAGGTGGCGATCCAGGCACCTCGGGCTCCGAATGTCGACGTCGGTCGCAACTCCGCGGCCCAGCTTGCCGAGCTCGAGGCAGGTATCACCACATACGACGAGATCTACGGCGCCCGCGGCATCGACTGGCGGTCGGCGCTCGAAGCCAAGGCCCAGCAGGCCAAGCACATCCGCGACCTGGCGATCAAGTACGGCGTCGACATCTCGGAGATTTCGACAGCCCAGAAGCTGCCTATTGCCCCGGAGCCTGCGCTGCCTGTCGTCGAGGATACGCCTTCCGGCGAGCCGCTCCCGGAGCCGATTCCTGCAGAACAGCCTGGGCAGGTTATTGCCAAGGCGCCAACCAAGCGCAAACTGAAGGTGAAGAAGAACAATGACTAAGGTCACAAACTGGCTGTCTTACACCCCGCGGGCCTCGGCCAACGAGCCGGCCGTGCTCCAGATCTTCGACCAGATCGGCGAGGACTGGTTCGGAGGAAGCGGCGTCTCTGCGAAGGCCTTCTCCGATGCGCTGCAGTCGGTCGGCCAAGGCCCTCTTGTGGTCGAGATCAACAGCCCGGGCGGCAACGTCTGGGACGGCTTCGCCATCTACAATATGCTGCGAGGCCGGCAGGCGCCCGTCACCACCCGGGTGGTCGGCATCGCCGCATCCATCGCATCCATCATCGCCCTGGCCGGCGACACCGTAGAGATCGCCGACGCGGCGCTCTTTATGATACATGACCCGTCCGGGATGGTCGCCGGCAGCTCCGACGATATGCGGAAGATGGCGGACGCCTTGGATCAGCATGGCGAGGTTCTGGCCTCCATCTACGCCAAGAACACCGGCAAGCCGATGGACCAGATCAAGGCGCTGATGAAGGCCGAGACCTGGTTCACCGCCCAGGAGGCTATCGACTTTGGCTTGGCTGATAAATGCACGGAACTTCCTATGGCTATTGCCGCAAAATGGCATCCGCGGGCTGTCTCTAGGACAGCCCCTCCCACCGTTCGCCGCAATCTCGAGCGCGGCATTCAACAATACGAGGACGGCCTCGGAGGCGATGGCCTGGAAGAGGCCACGGTGATCGAGGCCCGCAACATGGCAAAGGGCGAAGAGCCCAGCGTCGAAAAGGTCAAGAAGGCTGTGGCCTGGTGGGCTCGCAACGAGCGATTCCTTGAGGCCGACCCCAACACCCCGGCCGATGTGGCTGCCAACCTTTGGGGCGGCGCCGCTGGCCGTGACTGGTTCATCGCCCTGGCGACGCAGATCGACCAGGAGCAGGAGCTCTCCGAGCCCGAAGATAAGATTTCGACCGACAGCACTCCCGCTGCCGGCGATGGCGCGATCAACGCGCCGACATCACAGACACACCACACCGATATGAGTGACACCAACCCCGTGGTGGCGGCCGCCTCTAACGCGCCGTCCGCCCTCGACATCGAGTCCATCGTCGCTAAGGCGGTCGCCGCGGCGATCAGCGCCAAGGCCCCCACCGCCGCCCCTGCTCCGGAGCCCGTCGCCCCGGTTCGCATCGAGAACCTCGGCAACCCGCTGCTCGAGGCCCACAAGAAGCTGCAGGCCGGTGCCAAGCGCCGCGACTTCCTCATCCAGAATCACAGCGAGCTGCTTCGCCAGTCGGCGCTGCACGCCCCGCAGAATGCGAACAACTTCGCCTCTGGCCTGGTTGTCGATTACCTCGCCGACGCCGTGATCACCGTGGCGGCCACCCGCCTGGCTCTGGTCAGCGCCTTCAGCCGCAACGTCGGCCTGGACAACCTCCGCCCCCGCGCCACGGTCCAGGTGAAGAAGTACACTACCGGCACCGCTGCCCAGACCAATCCGTCGAGCTGGGAGACCAGCAACGACAGCACGCTGGTCGCCACATCGGTGACGGTGAACCAAATCTCGAAGAACTTCACCGTGACCCAGCAGGAGCTGAACCAGGGATTCGCCCTGGCTGACCTGGCTGCCGGTTCGGCTGATCTCTTCGCCTACGGTATCAGCGACGTCCTGACCGCGCTGATGGTCTCCGGAAACTACGGCGCCGCCACCGCTATCGGCGCGGCTGCGAACTTCGACACCAGCGACCTTCCGGCGATCCTCGCCCTGGCGAAGAACTACCGCTCGAAGAACCTGATCCTCGACGGTGGCCACCTGGCCCGCCTGCAGTTCTCCGCGGCGACCAGCACCTTCCCGGATGGCCGCTACGAGGCGCTGAACAACGGCCGGTTCGGCTTCGATGTCATCGCCGAGAACAACCGCTGGCAGTCTGCCGAGACCAACGCCGTTGGCTTCGTCTGCGGCCCTGATGCCATCGCCATCGCCTCCGGCCTGCCGGTCGGCATGATCGCTGGCGAGTTCATCGAGCAGCGCACGGTCACCACTGCCAACGGCTTGAGCTGCTTGTTGTCGGTCTGGTACAGCCGGGCGAGCCGCTCGCATTGCGCCAGCTACGACATCATGTTCGGCGCCGCTGCCGCGGACACCACGCAGGCCGAGGTTCTGGTCACCGCCTAATAGGCTGAACCATGAGAATCGCCACAACCATCTCGGTGGACCGCAACGGCAAGGCAAAAATTGTCGCCGGTCCCGAGGTCGATGCGTCTCTCCAACGCACCGACTTCAACACCGCGAACGTCCCCGAAGGAGGCAAGCTCATCCTGTGGATACAGGGAGCCCTGGCACCGAAGATTCGCAAAGGATAACAGACAACCCGGGGGCATCGGCAATCCGGCCGGTGCCCCCTCTACTGAAAGATCAAAATGGCCGTTCAAACCGACATCGCCACGCAGGACAGCATGGGCCACCAGGGCTTCGACCTGGTTACCGCGACCAGCTCGCAGACAAAGGGCTACATCGCCATCCAGGTGGTCTCTGCCGCGGTCTTCACCTCGATGACCGGCGCCACCGGAAGCCCGATCACCGGCACCTGGACGGGTGTGACCATCCCGGCAGGCATGACTATCGTGGCCAAGATCGCCAGCTTCCAGCTTACCAGTGGCACCGTGTTGGCCTATCTCGCCCGCGCCTAAGCCATGACGCTCGCCCTCAGCCTGAATCTCAGCACGTCGGACGACGTGATTGAGGTCATCTATCCAGCCATGGACCGCTGGATGATGCAGGAGGACGGCACTTCGTTTGTGCAGCAGGAAGACGCTTCCAAGATCATTTTCAGCCTTTCAACCGACTAACATTCTCACACCATGGCCGACTCAAAGATTACAGCCCTAACGTCGATTTCGACCTCCACCGATCCGGCCAACGATCCGCTGGTCATCGTCGATGTTTCCGATACGTCAATGGCTGCAACCGGCACGACCAAGAAGGTCACGCTGAACCAGCTTCTCGGCGCCTCCGGAACCGCCACGCTTGCCTCCGCCACCATCACCGGCG